TCTGCAATATCCCCACCTACAAAATTTTTATGTATTAAACTATTACCTAATCCTAACATAATTTATCCTTTATAAGCTGTTATTTGACCGCTTGTAACAACTATATTTGTAAATCTACCATATTTAAATCTACCTTCTTTTAAAGTAAAACTTGATAATTCTGCATCTCCAATTTCACCAGTAGATTCATTTGGCAACATATCACAAGATATAACACTATCAATATCAGCTTCGATTATTGCAAATGTTTCACCTGTTTCAGATGAATCTGTTAAAACTCTTAATCCAAATTGTCCTAAAGACGCTTGATTTGTGTTTGCGTTGTAGTTGTAATCTTTCATTTTTTTTTTATTTTTATGTTAATTGTATAATCTAATTTCTAAAGCCGCTTTGTAAAGGATGTTATTTGATTTTAATCCGTCTGACATTGTTACTATTTGCACCTTTCCAGTTAAAGCATCTGCACTAACTATATTAATAGGATTTGCACCGCTTGAAAATTCGCTATATTTATTGCTTATAGTTACAAAACAATTACTTGTTATTTCTGAATTTGCTATTTCGTAAATACCTTCAGAAACATACGAAAATATAAGAACGTCGTCAAATGTATCTTCTAAAATAGTAGCAGTTGGTGCATCTGTTCCAACTTGAGTTATTATTGCTGAGTATATTTTATAAGGACGTACATCAACTATATTAATTGATTTTCTAATAATTCGAGTGTACCATCCGTTTACTTTTAAACTTCCAGAAGTGTCAGCTAAAATATACAATTCTGCAGGCGCATTTTTAATATCTTCACTACCTAAATAAAACGGAATATTTGCTGTGACATTTTCATTTGTAACAGCTGTTTTAAACTCTACTGCGTCAATAAATTTTATAAATTCAGAAGGCGTGCCGATTCCAAATTTAATAAACATTTTTAAAGTCTTATTTGTTCCTGTTGTGGTTACATCTAAATCAATTCTTAGATCAATAGTATCACCAACATCCATCTGACTAAAATCAAACTGATTTAATCCGTCATCCCAAACATTAGTAACTCCGTAAGGCGCTTTACTTAAATCTGTAAAAGCTCCGAGAGTATCGTTTGTTAGTTTTGTTAAAACTCCCGAAGTAAAAGAAATAGGAGTTGTATGCGTTTCCAAATCATTATGATCAAAATATCCAACGCTCGCAAACAATTGTTCAGGCGCATCTACCAAATCATTGAAATTAATAGGTACGTTTACTTGCGCACCCGCTTCAATTCCAGCAAGTTTTGCCTTTTCATCATTTGTAAAATCATTTGTACTTAACGACTTGCCTGTAACCTTATCCACCTTAGTTGTATAAAGTTCAGTATTCATTGTGTTTTGATTTCCAAACGCTGTTCTTAATTCGTCACCATTTCCCGAGTTCGGAACGTCTATATCATGTATTATCTGTGCCATTTAGTACCAAGGTATTATATTTTTACTAACGTTTTCCTGTTTGTATTCAGGGATGTTTTTATCCTTCATAAAAGTAATAAAATTTTGCTCTACATTTACACCTAATTGGTTGTATTTGTTCACTAAATTAGATAATTCTTTTAAATCAACATTACTTGCACCCTCTACACTTGTTTTATAAACTCCGTTGTTGGTAGTTTTATAGCCACCAAAAGACATATAAAGACTGCAACTAAAATAAGTCAGCATATCAATAACGTAAATATCGAAAATATCTTTGTAAACACCTGTTAAAGTGTCCGCCACATAGTCTGCATAAATTTTATTATACAAATCCAATCCTAAAACACGTACGATTTCAGTCGTTTGTGCTATGTAAATATGCGGTTTAAGGCTGTCGACATCTATATTCCCACTAAAAGCTGTTAAAGTGGGAATATCTGTATCTTTTAAAAATAGTTTTACTTGTATCATTGTTCTACCGTATCTAAATTATCTTCGCTTTCAAAGTCTTTCACGTCCAATTTTATAGATGGATCAATTAATTTGAAAACACTACCCAGCGCATTTAATATAACTTTTCTGCTGGGATTTATGTGCTTTCTATATACTTCTTTAAGTGTTATTTCTCTCTCATCTGCATTGCTTGAAAATCCGCTCCCTGTACTTTGACTTTCAAATAGTATCTTTGGTGCCGAGTGTGCAACAATCAATTTACGTTCAGCTTCTTCTGCATAAAATACATTTTGATTATTCAACTCAGGCGGTGCAACTCTGTCAATAGTAGTCGAACCCTCTGCACCATCATTCATCGATACAATTACCGTACTTGTTTTATCGGTTCCACAAACTTGTTCACGTCTTTTTTTAGCTTCTTCTTTTGCTGCCTCTTCACTTCCTATAAATCCACCGTTGTAATTGATAACGGTAATTTCAGGCAAGTAATTTATAAAGTGCTTAATTGCTGAGTTTGCAAGTTCACCCTCAACTTCTGCCCATGGAATCCCGCTAAAATAATCAGGAATAGGAAAGAAAGGTTCTGTCGTTGCTTTTCTAAAATATAAAATTTCAAGTCCGTTGCCTTTGTACGTTCCTGTAAATTTAGGGTACAATTCAGGAATATATTTACTTCGATTTTTCCAATCGTATGAATACCAATATCCATCAACTGCATAGTTTTGATTTTCTTTGTAATTGATACCTAATTTATAAATAGGTATGTATTCGATTTTTAAAGGTTCGTTTGCTTCGCTCCAAATAACCTGAGCCGATGCCCCACCAAACTTTTTATAATCGTGGCATATCATTTCGAAATCTTCATTGCTTATGATATGTGAAATATCTTGTCCATTCAAATCAATAAGTCCTTCCCCTTGTATGTAGCTTACAAATGAATTGATAATACTTGAATTGGTAGGGCTATCATCATAAGCGTCAATGTATCTTTGAAAGTTCTTATTATTATCACCGTTCAAAATCCACTCACGACCATAAGCAGGTTGTATATTTATCGGTTGGTGTTTAGAAAATTGAAATTCTGAACCAAACGTAAAAGTTTTAGATGTATCTTGAGTTTGTTTGTTGTTTGTATTCATAGTTTTGTATATCTGTTCCCGATTTAAGAATTATTAATTTTCCTAAATAGATTATTTTTTCATCATTCAAAATTGTAACCTCATACTTTTGATTTTCCGCAAAAGTTTCAGGTTGTTCCGTAATGGTTATTTCTAATTTTTGCCCAACTTCAAAAGTAATTTCAGGCGTTATAATTTCGTCTGTAAATTCGTTTCGTAAAGTTAGTGAAATATTGTCAATTTCAAGCGGGTATTCTCTCGGAATTACACTAAAAATTAAAGGGTCATTTAAAAAAAGTACTTTCATTTTTTAAAATTTATAAAAAAAGTCGTAACAATTAGCTACGACTTTTTAATTAACTAACTCAAATACTAATAAGCCATTAAAGCGGTTGCATAGCTTGTTAAAGCATCACCACTTAATACATATCCTTTTGAAAAATCAGGCTCCATAGTTTGAATATTTACTGTATATCCAACTAAATCACCAATAGTTGCACCAGTATCTCCATCAGCAGTCGTTACAACTGCTCCATTTTGAGAACCGATAACTACGATTTTACCATTTTTCAACTCTAAGAAAGCGACAAATTCGCCTTTCATAATTTCCTCTACCATTTTAGTAGTTTCAACTTCCCCATTCTCAGGAACATTGAAAATACAAGAAATATTACCCGTTACTCCTGTGCTTCTGTTATCACCGCCTGAAATACCATTTTCTAAAAATTTAGTCGTAGTATTTTTTAACTCTAAACGTGCGATACTTCCCGCATCATAAATAGATGGTAAAGTTGTCACACCAGTTGAACCTTTTGTTACAAGGTTTAAAGCATCATACGGAGCTACTCCAATAGCCTTAACACCCGCTTGCTTAGACATGCAAGCTAATTTTCTACTTTTTGTTAATACAACACAATCTGCCATATATATAATTTTTTAAAAGGGAGTTTTTACGCTCCCTTGTTAATACTATCCTACGTAAAGTACGTTGAATTTTTGGTTAGCAACATGTGCCCCAATAGATGCAACAGACTTAATAAACATTTTCTCTTGGTTGTTTGCAATCTTGTCAACTTTTAAAGTGTTAACATCAGCTTGTAAATCAGTTAACCAGAAAATGTGTGATTTTCTTGCACAAATAACAACTTTCTCAGGAGTTGGAACGAACTCGATTTTTAAACCGTTGTAGTAAAATTCAGTTGCTGAATCATTTACATTGAAAGGTTTTGAAAAATCAGCAGTCACGTTGTTTGCCATGATAATCATTTGTTTGTGTGACTTCGGAGCAAAGATAACAGGTAATTCTGTTTGTGCTAAAACTTCTGCAGGAATAGCTGCATAGATTTTATCGTACTCAGCTTTGATGTTAGATGAAGTAATAGTCGTTCCTGCTACTTTCACTCTACCACCTACTGCAGCCGTAGCCGTTGCATTAGACGCATTGTAAATCATTTTAGTAATAACACCATCAATTTGTGATGCTGTTAACGCTGCCACTAAAGTTTTTTCCGCAGCTCCTACTGATGTTTGTCCTGTTCCCGCTGTTAACGCTGCTACTGCTGTTTGAGTTGCAGAAGTTGCTCCGTTCCAAAATTCTTTCTCTAATTGTAAAGAAATTTTCTTTGCATAGATACCACCAACTACTACTCTTTCAAATTCGCTTGACATTGAATTCCACGCACCCGCTGGCATATCTCTTTTAAATCTTGAATAACGTAAAGTTTCAGGGTCGAATTCATTGTACGTCATTACTTTTGCTGGAGAAACCTCTACATCAAAAGCTGATAAGTCACCGCTTGAAGTTGGTTCACCTGAGATATACGCTTGTAATGTCGCTGTTGCTGATGCTTCTGTAAAAATAGTTTCAGCTTTCACGTCATCTTCAAACGTTACTAATCCTTTTGCAATTGTTTCATTCTCGAATAATAACTCTTCGATAATAGGTTCAGCTGCTACTCCCTTAATGTTAACTACATTGTAAGTTATTGCCATTTTTTTTTTTTGTTTTATTTGTTAATTTCTTTTTTAAATCTGTACTGCTCTAAAGGTGTCATGTCTTTAAAGTCTTTTTTAAATTCTACTTTTGGAGTAGGTGGAACTGCTTCAGCTTTTGGAGTTTGTTTTTTCATTGTTTCCAAATCCGTTTCCGCTTTTACTTTCTCAGCTTCCATATCCGCTAACTTAGTTTTAAGTTCCGCAATTTCTGCTTTTAAATCTTCGTTTTCAGTTTTCAAAGCTTCTGAATCTTCCGCTTTTGGTTCTTCTGCTGGTGGCGTTTCTTCCTCCATTTCTTCAACTTCAGCTTTCTCTTCTTCTGTTTCCTCAACTGGTTCGGTTTCAGTAGTAAAAAAAGCTTTCAACATACCCCAAAGATTTTCGGGTGTTTTTTCTTCTTTTGTCATTTCTATTTCTGTTTTAAAATTACTCTCTTTTAATTGGGTGTCTAAACGTGCTTCGATTGAAAGTCCGTCTAAATTTCCGTTTTTGCACTCGTTCCAAACCTCATCATTCTCAACTTTAAAAGCCATAACTAAACTGCCATTTTCCGCTTGCATACCCATAGCATTGCTTTTGTCGTTTGTTGAATCTTTTACAATCCAACTTTCAAATGGGAAAACGCCTGTTGTATCTTTTTCGTTGTGGTTAATATTAACTGCTCTATTCGATGCGGTTCTAAAATAATGCTGTTGAAAACGCTCTATACTTTCAGTTGTGAAATATCCCATTGCTGGCTCTCCGTTAATATCTTTACGGAAAATCATTTTATTAGGAATCATAGCTACACAATATATTTCACGTTTCTCTTCATTAGCGAAGTACATTGGTTTGTCTTCATCTTCTTTTGCAAAAGCCATCAACTTAGTTTCAACTGCAGCGTCTTTCACTACGCTAACTTTTAAGAAATCGTTTTTACTTTCGTCAAATATAAATTCGTATACTTTCATAATTTTGCATAAAAAAAGGCACTCACTAAGTTAATAGCGAGTACCTTTGTTGTAAATCAAACTTAAAACATGGGTGCTGTACATCTTCATACAGTTAAATTTTCATCAAATATAATCATTATTTTTATTAATTCCAAATAAAAACTAAAAAGAATTACTTGCAATTCTATTTCTATCTAATGTTTGCGAGTTTGTAACTTCTGTACTTACCACATAAGCCTGAATCGGTGGCGTTCCTTGTTGCGACGTTGCTACGCTTGTGGCTATCTGATTTTCGCTACTGCTTTGAAATCCCACTTGCGGAGCACTTCCACCGCTTGGAGTCGCTGATGCTTGTGAACCTCCACCTCCTGCACTACCTCCACCTAATGCGCTTAAAGCTTTTGCTGTTGCGGCAACGGAACTCGCAATACTTAAACCTAATGCAGCAGTATTAGCTGTTACAATACCAGCAGCTGCAGCTACGGATGCGCCACTTGTTGGAATTGCTAACGCAGCACCTTGAGCAGTAGCTTGTATATTAGCCGCATTTGTAGATATTATAGATTTTCCAATACTTATAGCATTCTCAGCTATAATAGCCGCTTTTTGTAAAGCCTTATTTTTGCCAGCTATAATAGATAAAAATCCAACTGCCTTTTCTGCTAAATTAATCTGAGAGTCTTGAATAGCTTGCTTTTGTGCTTCTATTGATTTTTGAATCTCTATTTCCTTATCTGCTGCATTCTTAGTATTTTCAACTTCTTTCTCGTTGTAAAAAGCTTTTATTTTCGCAATTTCTTCTAAACTTGCACCTAAACTTTCAGCTTTTTTAATATCGGCTTCTTCTTGTGCATCAAGTTTTGCCTGTTCACGTGTTTTAATAGCTTCTACTTCCGCTAATGTTTGAGCGTCTGAGTATTCTTGTTCTGTTATTGCTTTTGAATCTAAAAGCTCTTTTAATTTGTCTTTTTGGTCATTTGCATTTTTTTCGTCAAGTTGCTTTTGAAGTATTATAAACTTATCATTCAAAAGTAATTGCAATACTTGCTTTTGCTTAGCATTTGTATTTAAAGCGTCAAGTTCCTTTTGAGCCGTTTGCTTTTGTAAATCTAACTTCTGCTGTTCCGTAGTTGCTTCGAGTCCTTGAATTTCTGAAACGTATTTCTTTTCAAGTTCTAAAATTGCTTTTTGCTCATCCTCTCTTTTTTTCTTTGCTTCTTCGTTTGCCTTTTTTAAATCCTCGGCTCTTTTCTTTTGCGCTTCTTGTTGCTTTTTTAGTATCTCATCTTCTTTTGCTTTTTCTTCTTGTACAATTTCAACTCTATGACTTAATGCCATTTGTTTACGCTCTTTTAAAGATGCATTGTAGACAGCATTTTGGTCTTTGTATAATTCAGTTGCTTTCTTTGCTGTTTCCTTTTGCGCGTCCGTCGCATCTTCAAGACCCGCAATTCTTTGAGCTTCTAAATAAATTGAATATGCCTTAACAGCGTTCAAACGTTTCTCAGCAACTTCTTGATTAATTAACTCTTCTTTTAGCTTACGAACTTCAACAGCACTTTTACCACTTGCCTTAGCCATTTCAATAGCGTGGTCATTTGCCATTTCCATTTGTTTATTGGACTTTTCCGTAGCCTTAGCCATGTCGTCAATTTCCTTTGATAGCTTTTTATTCGCTTGCTCAGCTTTTGCAGCCGAACCATCGAAGTCACCAAACGCCCCCGTTAAATATCCAATTCCAGCAACAAGACCCGCAATACCTACAATAAGTAAAGTTATCGGAGCAGTCAAAATAGCCAAAGATGCATTGAATAGATTAGTAGCTATTGTTGCCCCTGTTGTTGCAATAGTTTGAAACGTAGTTGCTCCTGTTAACACACCTGTTGCAACTGCTCCACCTTCTGTAACTGCTATATTTTTAGCCTTTGACGCTGTGTTGATTTCGTTCGCTGTTGTTTCTGCTGTCTTAGCCGTAGTAAGTCCTACCCACATCGCTTTGGCTTGCGCTTCAAGTTTTCCAATTTCACCAGCCATATCGAAAATGCCAGCAATAGAATCACTAAAAGCCATTGCAGCCTGAACTTTTAAAAGTTGCTTTTCGGTATCTTCATTTATATCACCAAATAAAGCCATTCCCGAAGTAACACCCTGTAAACCTATTCCCGCTACTTTTGCCGAAGTAGCAAGTGCGGTCATTTTTTGGTCAGGATTAAAAGCGTCTGAGAAATCTTTTGTTTCATCTAACTCATCTTTTAATCTTGCTACATTTTGAGCAGCGTTTAAAGCTTCTTTCGAAGTAACACCATAAGTTTGAGCGAGCTTTTGATATTCAATTGTAGCCTCTTTAATCTGAGCCTTCATACTTTTATACGCTTGCTCTTCTTTTTTGTTGACTTCTATACCTTGCTTCTTTTCAGCGTTAACCGCTTCATAACTTGAATTTAAGTTATCAACATCTTTAGCCGCTTTTTGTGCGTTGGTTTGGTAGTTAAGAATTATATTTTGTTCAATGTCTCTTTCGTCTGCCATGATCTATTTATTTAAAAATTTTGCTTTTGTTTTTCCGTTTACAATATTAATTTCCGCTTCGATAATTTCGTACTTTGTTTCTGAAATTACCACATCATTTTGAAGTCTAAAACCTAAAGGAGTAAATCCTATATTTTCGTTTAGATAAATTTCATTTGGTGGTAACTCCAAACTTATAGCGTGTTCTAAAGTGTTTGGATTCAATAATCTTTCCGTTTGTTGTCTGTAATAGTTGTAGTACAAAGACAAAGGATATGAAGTGTTATTATTTACCAATATCGAAAAACCAAACGAATAGCCATTGTTTAAATTAAAAGGAGTTGATTTTTGATATTGTCCTAAAATGCTATTCACTAAAACGCCTGAGCTGTTAATATTTTGACATCCTAAATTGTTTATTCCTGTTGGATTTCCTTTATAAAAAATAGTCAATTCATCTTCATTTGGAGTGTAGCGAAATAGTCCGCTTTCAAAAGTAGGTGCATCGCTTGTAAATCCGTAGCACGTTTGAATAGTACTACCATTAATTGTCACGGGTGGAATAATTGAAAAACCACTCTCGATAATATATTCCTTTGCTTGCGGTGGTTTAACTGTTGGATACGTAATTTGTCCGTACTCTAAGCTAAATTGATTTTTAAAATCTACATTTGATTTATACTTACTTTCTTTGTGTCTGAAATTATAATAGGTAAAATCTTCTAAAACTTTTTTGTCAACTTTTGATAAGTCTGCAAATCTTGTATAGTCTGTTTCACGCTTGCCATAAACTGCAACTTCATTTTCAATATCTTCAATAGTTAAGAAATCTAAATTTTCATTGTTTAACGAACTATCAAAAATTGATATATTGAAAGTCTTAATTATCGAAGTTATAAAATCCATTACCTTAGTATCTGGAATACATTTAAGTAAATCTATTTTATTAAAATTCGTAAAAGCAATATTATTATTATTGATACTTCGAACGCCTTTTAATCCTCCTGTAACATTTACAAAACGTATTTCAAAACTCGCCCAACTCACATTTTTATCACATTCTAAATTTACATAAAATTCAGATTGATTAGAAGTAAACATTGTACTTGGCAAAGCAAAACTATTAAGCTCCGACCCTTGCGTTAATGTAAATTCATACGTATAGAAATACGCACCCGTTGCTTTGCTTATTAAGTGCAATTTACAGGGGATGTCGTTTTCGTTTCCTGTTATAAAAGTATTATGAAAAATAAATTGACAAACGTTGTTTACTGTTGCAGTTCGTGTTATTAAAATAGAGCTATCCGTTAAATTAGCAACCGCTGTCATTGTTGGAGTTCCACTTGCAAAAACGGCAAACTGATTAAACAGCCTTAACCTTTCATTTCTGTTTTGAGTAAAATTTGAACCATTGCCCCATACATACGCCTCAGAAAATTCAATGCGATTTTCTAACGGCATTGTAATTTGTAAATCATACTTATCTTTAATCAATCCAAATAAAGACTTCATAGAAACAGCAGGTCTTACTTCGCCCGAGTTTATAACTTTTGTACTTGTTGCTGAATTTCCTGACTTGTAATGAATATTATCTTCTGTATTCGTTTCTTCATTGTAGCTCCAAACTCTATTATTAGAAATCAAAGGCGTATAGTAATCAACTCCTAAAACAGTCTGTTTATTTTTAATCGAATTAAACATCGTTGCAGGTGTCCAATTGATATTTATAGTTTTTAAGTCGCTTAATTTGTCATCTCCTATCCTATCTTTTAAAGACAAAATATTTGAATTAAAAGAAACATTGAAACTTGATGCCTTTCCGTTTGTGTATTTTACGTTTTCGATTTTTAAAAGTCCTGTATTATTCAAAAAGCTATTCACATAAATCTTACACTTAAATATATTAGAACCTGACAAACGAATAACCTCAGTTTTACCAAAGAATCCAAACGCTTGCATATTCTTTTCGGTTGCTTCAACTGAAAAGCCATTAGAAAATGGTGCGAAAACCTTGCTTAAATCCTTAGTATCTTTTTTTAAATACTTAATTACTATACTCTCATCCTTTAATAAGTCTAATTTCGTATAATTTTCGCCATCTTTACTGACAAATATCTCACATCTTAAGTCTGCCATTAGCGTATATTGTTTATTTTGCTGTTAGTTTCTTTGAAATTTATAGTAAAATCAATAGCATTTCTATTATTTAATCTTACTTTACGCTCGAAATCGCTGTTTGTTACCGTTACAGGAATCTGTCTATGCGTTTTAAAGTATGCTAAATACTCATCTGTAACACTCAATCCATCTATTGACGTGTTTAAATCATCAATTGTAATATATGTGTTATCAATAGTTATGCCCTCAGTGGTGGTTATGTTTAAATCCCCTTTAAATTCGATTAGATAAACCTTTAGCGAATATATCAACTCTTCTACTTGTGCTACCATATCAGGGCGTAAAAGTCCTGTATTAATCGCATAGCTTTGAATCACACTATTTACGTTTCTAATTTCCGAGTGCATGAAATTATTATCTACATACGATGGATTTCTAAAACTTCTATTGCTTGTTTCACTTTCAATTTTAGAAGTTACCGATACTTTACCGTGTGGCGTAAACATTTCAAAAAGTCCGACCTTATTCAAATAGACTATTAAATAGTTTTCTTGTGAACATCTTAAATATCCCGCTGGCGGTGTTACATCAGTTACCGATATTACATTTGCACTTGTAGCGGTTTCTAAAGACTTTGTTAAATCAAAGTTTTGAGCTATGTAGTTGTGAATTCTTGGGTTGTAATATTTATTATACGACCCTGCAAAGCCTAAAGAACCGCCTGTGCTAATATTAATCGGATTGAATAGATTTTGTTCATAATTCCATTTATAACCTAAAGTTGCAAAGTTGGTATTGAAATTATAACGAGTTGTTCCGCTTGCTGTTGTTACATCGGCTACTATTTGCCAAAAGCAACCTTGCCCTGTAATGGTTGGGTTTGCCAATTCATTATAAATAAAATTTGGCTGACTTGTATTTGATGCGTTTGGTGGTGCCACTAAAAAAGAACGTATATAGTCGCTAATTTCAAAATGTACATAGTCATCATCCGCACTTACTCTATTCTTAAATAAAGTCACGTTTGGAGTCGTTAACGTTTGATTAAGTGAACCATTCCAAATATACAGATATACATAAGCTGATAAGATACCCGCATACTCTAAATTTATATTTATAGGTGAATTGCAAAAAGTAATCTGCTGAGGTGTTGAAATTGCTGTTGGTGTCATTTCTTAAAAGGTTTCAATAACGAATCGTTAATATTTTTTATTATTATTTTTGTGGCTTTTGGTATGTTGTTATTAACAGCAATTAGCAAAGCATTCTTTTCGCCTGAGTTTTTACCCGCTGGATAGTTAAAAGCTCCGTAATACATTTGTGTCATTACTAACCTTGTATCTCCCTCAACTCTAAAATTCTGTTCATCTTGCAAACGCCCTGTGTCACGTCTTGAATTTGGAACCGACTCTTCTAAAATTTCATCACCTAAAATAAGTAATTGCTTTTTAATAATTCTGTCGGATTGAATCTGTTCTTTACTCCTTCTCTTTGTCGCCATCTTTTTTCTTATTTACCGATGCAATCAATCTTTTTATATTTGAACTACTGCTACGACTTGCCGAAGCTATTGCGCTCCTTTGACTTCTTCGCCCTGTTTTACTTCGACTAACCTCAACGGTTTTACCTCCAAACTCAGTCAATTCAATTTTATAAGGTATTCCGCTAGGCATGTACTTTTTTGCAAGGTCTTCGAGTTGTGAATTATCGCCATAAACCCCGTAAAAAATTTGCCTAAAAGTAACCACGCCACGAACGTACGTAAAAGCAATAGAACGTTTCAAAGTTCCTTGATCAACTCGTGCGGTGCTTTTTGCTTTCTGCACAATGTTTGACGCAATTGCTCTTATTTCTTGTTCTTCTAACATTAAAAAATATAGATTTTATCTTTTGTTATTTCAATATCATAATGAGTTGTTTCAACTTCCCCACAATTAACATAATAAATAACCCCAGAAGGTCTTATTATAATTCCTGTTATAACTCTTTTCTTTTGGTCTTCATCTGTTATTAAATACACAAAATCACCAATACTATGCTTTGTTTTTATTTCCATAATTAACACGAACTCCCCTCGTTTGGAATTGCTAAATCAATATCAATCTGAACACCATCTAAATTAGACAAACCAAACTCTTTTAAAATCTTATTTATGCCTTGCTGTACTATTTCAATATCGTAATCGTTATTTTGTCTTACAAGGTAGTTAATAACTTTATTCAATATCGAGTGCGTTTCATTCAGATTGTCAACATAGTTTGTATTTATTAATAATTTAGAATCAATCTTAATTGGTTTTATATCTCTTTGTTGAACTACTGTAATTCTAAACGAAAATATAATAGCTTGGTCTTGGGTTTCGGTTTCTCTTAAATCAAGATTTACAAGCGGATAGATATTTTCTTTATTGGAATCAATATCTAAAGTATTAACCAAAGAAATAGTATTAACAAGGTCGTTTGATTGAAACAACCCTATTAAAAAATCATACATTTTACTAACTTCATTCATAATTAAATATTATAATAGATACTATTTGCATAAAAAACTAAATTGTTTGGAATAAGACTGCTGTAAATTATTTTTATGCCTTTATATTCTTGCAATTCACACTTATAGTCCATTCCACTATAAAAAATATACCCTTCAAAAGGAAATCCTTTTGCTTTTTGTATTATTCCTTCAAGTTCAATTATTAGTTTTTCTTCCATTATTTTGTATTTTCAACTATTCTTTTTCTTAGCAAATATTCCCCAATAAAAAGAAAGTCCTCAGTTTTCCAATTTAAAACTTCTTCTCTCTTTGTAAAATCCCCTTTACAGATTAAATAGATTATTTCTAAATAAGCACCATAATATTCTGCGAATTCTTCACGGTCAAGTGTTCCCTGAGTTATATCCCCAGTATTCGCTTGTATGGGCGGGTTGTAAATATATTCGTACTGCTCCCGTATTTCACTTGACCTTTTATAAAAAGTTGCAAAGCGTGTTCAGCATCTGCAACCGATAATTTATTAATATCAAACTTTTGCCAAAAATAAAACGGCTTTAAAATATGCGATAACAACTCAGGAATATCCCCATCAGTAGCCCTTGTATCTGCATTTATCCATTCCCTCGCAGGTCTAAAAGATAAGTCTATGTTGTATTTAAACTTTGCCTTTTCTTGCGAGTGCAAAGCGTTTGCAAATAGTTCAACATAAGCAGCCTTACCTTCTGTAACATTTGGATAAAAATGTTCTATTATCTTGTCCGCTACAAATTCTAAATTATCTTCTTGTCCCTCGATTTCTTTGTGAAATTTTAGGAACTGCAAATAATTAATATCATTCTTACTTTTGATACTCATAAATAGCTCTTAATTTTGAAGCATCGAACGGTTCAGAATCCCCAAACAATTCAACAAATACTTCTTTATTATTCAATTCTTTTTTGTCAAGTGGTCTAAATTCATTTCTAAGAAACGGATGCACCATTTTTAAAAAGTCCTTTGTATGAACTTTTCCCAATTCTTTTAATTCAATTTTTTTCTTTGCCATATCTTATGCGCTTACTGATTGATTTTTGCTTAACACCATAGACACAGCGTATCTAAATGCGTCTATTGCATGGTTATTATCATCTATTGGTTCGTCCTGTCTTTTATCGCTCCAACGATAATTGTCCAATTCCCTCTGTAAATTTACGGAATTTTTATCAATTATCAAATCATAATTCAAGATAGTATTGATTGAATCGACAATCTTAGGCTTTTTAACCTCTCGAATATATAAACCTTTGTTCTTTAATTCTTTGATAAACATCGGAACAGCGGAGTCACACCAAATGCGATTGTATCCTACTTCATCTTTAATACCCTCGTAAATAGTATCGTTCGTTTGGTGAGTTTTATAAAATATTTCTTTAAGGTAAATTGTCTTTTCTTTTTTATCTACATGAACTTTTACGACTGCAGTCGGGTGTGTGTATCCCTGGTCCATTCCATAAATCGGAGGTGCTGGCAAATCGTTTGGAAATTCTCCGATATTATACGAAAATATAACACCCTCAGCAACATCCCGAAAAGAACCTAAAACAACATTCTTAAATTCGATTGCGTCACGTTTTACTTTTGTAGGTAAATCGTTTCTTAATTTTGGGTCAATAGTTAGATAGTTTTCATAAACTTCTTTTAACCTTTCATATTCTAACCAGTTGTGCGGTGCCATATTTTCATGGCCGTTATCTATGTAGTTGGTATGTATATATAGAATGTTGTCTATAACACCGTTAAAACCCTCAGGAACGCTCTCGTAAAATTTTTTATATAACCAATGCGTTTTAGTTGGTGGATTAAAAGAAATTATTGAAAGGCATTGCACATCAGTTGCACGCATAGAACGCTTAATTTTCACCCATTCATCGTAAGATGTTAACTCTTCGCCCTCATCAGTTATGAAAATCGAATAGTCCTCTAATGATTTTAACTTAGCGGTTTGAGTTCCGACGCTGGTCTTTTGCCCTGTAATGGTAATTTTGCCGTTACTTAGTTTGTGAGTGTAGTTGTTGTTAGCGAATTCGTATTCGTGCGAAACTCCTAGCATTTCAAGTCTATTATCGAGTGCTGAGGTTATCGAGTTGTCAGTACTTGACATCGTTTGCCTGGTGTAAAGTATTCGGTGGTTATAGTCGGAGCTTGCAACTCCTACAAATGTAGAAAGTGCAAATGATTTACCTGAGTCACTCAGCGACCCCCACTAATAAGAACAGTATCTACTGACTTATATTCGTGGGAGCCTTGAAGTATTTTAAAAAGTGGATTATATTTTTTACTAAATTTTATCAATGAACTCAATTTTTGGTCGTTCAGTAACTTGAATTTCACCTACATAGTCAATTGATTTTAGGGTAGGTAAACAGAATTTTGCCATTTCAATAGTATATTTTACTCTTTCAGTTGGTTTCAACTCTTCAAAATCCGCTTGTAACTGTTCTAAGTTACCTTCTACTAACATCTGAAATTTCTCTCTAATGTCTTTCATGTCTTTGTTTGGTACTCCTTTAGGTCTACCTCCTGCCTTTGCATTGTTTATCGGTGCTGCCATAAATAACTGATTTTTAAATATTGTTTTTCGGTTGGTAAATATTACAAATTTACAAATTTATTTCAATCCATAATAGATATAATCTAATTTTTTAATAATTTCTTTTAATCGTGTTGGATTTTCTTTTGATACGTAGAGTTTATTTTTTTCATTCTCCAATTCTTGAAATGTTGGTTGTTTAGGTTTCATCGGTTTAATGGTTTAATGGTTTGCTGTTGGGGTTTATATATATATATATATATATATATATATATATAACCTCCCCTACTTAGTTTTTTAAATGATTAAACCCCCGTAAAATAAGGGATTTTTGATGGTTTAATAATTATTTTCTATTTTTAAACCATCAACTAAAATTTATTAAAAAATTCAATGTTTATAGGGGTTCGTCATGGTTTAATAATTATTTTACATTATTAAACCATCGGAAAAATCTTGCAAAAAATAACCTCCTTTTGGCACGTCTTGATTTATCCAATTCATTTCTTTTGCATATGTTAAAAATTGCTTAATTGCATTATCACCCATATCGGTTGTATTTTCTCTTACCTTTTCAATTAATACGCTATACCCTAAATTTTGGCTCTTTTTAAGCCCTTTATAGCACTCTAATAGTACGTTGTACCTTTCTATATTACTTAAAGTTTTTCGTGCCTTACGTCCAATCTTTGGAAGTTCATAACATTGTTCCATAATTTCAGGCATACCATCATTAATTCTAAATGAAAAATTGTCAGGTTTTGCGTTACGTGTTTGTAATGCTTCAACTATTTTAATACTATCATCTTCTTTACTTGAAGAAATTTGCAATACAGTTTCTGATTTATTCATTAAAATAGTTCCTAAGTGTCCACGCATTTTAGTGCTATCGCTTGGGTTTTGATGCAATACATAACCAATAGCAACATCGTTAATTGTTGCCCACTTTCGAAGAGTGTCGGACATTTCAGTAGCTATAATTTCATCGTTAATTGATTTTACTAAGTCAGCAATTCCATCTATAATAACAAGCCCAACGCCTTCAGTATTTTGTATTAGATATTCCGTATAAGCTCGACGCATATCGGTATTAACGGCATCAAAAGCATACATTAAAAGGTTGTCGATTTTGTAATCTTCTACCATTTTTTTAACTCTCTGAATAGCTAAAGCAACGTGGTAATCAGATTGCTCCGTGTCTATGTAGATAATTTTATCTTTACCTTTTGGCAAGTACGAAGATAGCATTCCCATTTCGCCTTTTTTTAGTACAGCAGCGTTAATAAGTGCCATTAAGAAAGACTTACCTACTTTTGCTTTCCCTGTAATTCCAAAAATATTTTTTCTGGTGGATATGATTTTACCACCTACTTGCAATACTGTTTCTGGTTTTGGAATTTGGTCTGTTGGTCTTATTCTGTATTTCTCAACGTTTGAAAAATCAAGCTTTTGCGGTTTATCTACTTTTATTTTTTCAAACATGATTTTTAAATTTTTGTATTGTTAAATTTACATTTGTTTCCAGGTGCGAAGTAACATTTTCTGTGGTAAAAAAATCCCAAATATGTACAAATTCTTTTTCAAGATTTGGAAATTCTTTTAATTTTTCACGTGCTTTTGTTGGTGAAAGTATTGCAAAAAAATCATCTGTAATAACTTTGCATAATTCAGTTTGTTTAATTTGTGCCGTTAAAAATTCAATACGATAATCTATATTTTCGGCTAACAATTCATTTAGTTTTTCAGTCGCTATATTTACGCACTTGTAATGCCTTGTAAATTCTTGCAAGTTATAAGCGTATAATTTAGCAAATAATAAATTATCCTGAATAGTTTTAGTTTGCGTTTGTTCTAAGACTTCTAAAATGCAGTTATAAGCTTCGATGTCTTTTTCGTTTGGTCTGTTGGATTTTGATATTGTAAATCCTAATCTACTTACGGCTTCTTTTAGTTTCATAATATTGGCACTACTTTGTTAATAAAATCTTCTAAACTACGCACTACAATATAATCGCCTTTTATTTCAGTAACACGATTTTCGAATATAATTTGTTCCTTGCTTTGTGAACCTGTTGATGTTTTAACTTCGACTGTTATGTATCTTTTATTAGGACAAAGTATGACTAAGTCTGACGCACCTTTTAAAAGTCCATTTTTTTGTAAATTAGAAAGTATTTGTGTCATTGTTTTAATTGGCAAAGGATACGGAATTTCGTTTGGTACTGAAAAAATTATGTGAGTTTTAAAATAATTTTTATTCATATAAAGTATTATTTCTTGCTGGTGTTTTGCTTCAAGTTCTTTTCTCATTAGAATAATTTTTGTTGTGAAACGTGGTTTTGTATTCTTTGTATTGCTTTGTCGTAGTATTCTTTATCCAACTCGCAACAAGTCAATTCAAATCCGTAATCGTGGCACGCAATAGCAATACTTCCGGAACCTAAATGTGTATCAAGTATTTTATCGTTTGGTTTTGCGTATTTGTCTAAAATCCATTTGTATAGAGCAACAGGTTTTTGTGTTGGGTGTATTCTGTTTTGTTGGCTTGGGTGTTTATCAAATTTTTTAGCACTTGAACTAAATGAAGTCCAAGCTAATTCAAACTGAGCAAAAGTAACATCTTCTGAAAATCCTTTATCCCATAGTAACCAACAAGAGGAAGGTTTTAAATGTTCAGTCATATAATTACCTCCCCAAACTATTTGGTTTTTAGATACTCTTTTTAATTCTTCAAAATATTCTTTGTTTGGTATTGAGTTGTCGTTCCCTGCAAATTTATGATAATCGCTTTTTTTATCTCCTTTTCTTCTACCCATAGAAACATTTATATTTATCCCATAAGGTGGGTCAACTATTGCCAAATCGAAATGTTTATCAGGATAACGAGCCATTAACTCCATATTATCTTCACACGTTATTGTTATTTTACTAGTTATTTCCATAATATTTTTCTAGTTTAGTTTTTATTTTGTTGATAATATAAGCTTTTGTTCTTAAATTTGTACCTTCAAGCTCCGAACCTTGAATGCTTGAATATGGTTCTTTGATAATATTACGCATTGATTGTTCAAATTTTCCGTTTTTTTCTGTACGCTGAAAAGTTCCAAATGTGACTTCATGCCTTATGAATAAATCGAGGATCTGATTAATTAAAATAGTCCATGCAAAATTTTTATCTTTTGCAATTCGAGTGCAATAATCAACTATTTTTTTACCATTTGGCAATGGTATTTCATCTACTAAAACAGCAACCTCATCTGTAATTGATTTTTCTTTCTTTGGTTCTTCATAGTCGCAATTCGGGCAAGCAATTTCATTTTTTACGTAAATTATTCCGCAATTAGTGCATTGCTTTGTTTGTTCAAGTGCTTCCCGTTTTGGTTTTGGCTTTTCATTTGATGAATAAAAAATACCTTCCCAATCTATTTCATCTGACCATTTACCGTGAGTTTCAATGTTTCCACCTAAATCAATGACTTTAAAATGTGGCTTATAAATTGTTTCGCATTTTCGACCGCCACGCCCCACCATTTGCAACCACAAAGAAAGTGATAGTGTAGCACGATTTATTATAACAGCTTGTATTGTAGGCTCATCAAATCCAGCGGTTAATACTCCGCAATTCAATAAAATAGCGTCTGGAGTTTCTTTAAACCATTTTAAAATTGGCTTGCGTTCGGATTGTTTTGTATTTACTGAATCTAACATACGGACATTTTCGTAACCAGCATCAATAAAACTTTCAAATGTAGCTAAATTTGTTGAGGTTGATGAATTGAAAACTATTGTTTTTTCTCCTTTACAAATAGACTCGTAATTTTTCACAACATTTGGTTGTTTAAAAAATGCATCAGTCGATTTTGAATCGTAATCCCCTGTTTTGCTGTCTATTGAAAATTCCGAACGATTACAACCACCTATTTGGTAATTCAAATCTCTTACTAATCTATCATTTAAGATCAACTCTGAAATTGATTGACCTAAAATAATATGATCATAAATTTCAGAATATGAAAATTTGCGGGTATATTCGTAAGTTTCATAATTGCAACATTCTGTTATTATTTCGTGTTCTTTTTTACAACGGTGGCAACGTGTGAAATTAATTTTTTTTAAACTTGAAGGCGTGGCTGTAACCGCTAATATCTTTGCTGTTGGAAAATAGTCAAATACTTCTTTGTGTAAATCCAAATGAGCTTCATCTATAATGATAAGACCAATTTCTTTAACAAATAAAGGATTATTTTTCAATCTATTTTTTAGCGTTTGAATCATTCCTACATAAGCATTAGCATTATGTTTTAATGATTTCTTTGAAGCAATAACGCTTTCACAAGATACACCAATATTACGTAATGTTTCTAATGTTTGATTAATAAGCTCTTCACGATGTGCTAATACTAAAATTTTCTTTTGATATTCTTTTATAAATCGTTTGGCTATAAAAGAAAACACAGCCGTTTTCCCACCTCCTGTTGGTAACTGAAATAAAAGTCGATCTTTAGTTTTAAATTCCGTAAATATTTCATTAATTGATTTTTGTTGGTCTGGATATGGTTTCATTTGTCCAATAAATCAATTGATGTTTCAATTTTTTCTAAAATCATAGCTATTTTTTCTAAAGCCGTTGGATAGTTATCATAAACAACAAATGCACTTTTTAAAATTTCATTTCTTTGTTTTTGAACCTCAATCATTTCTTTTTCAAAATCTGTCATAATATAAAAGTATTAAATTAAAAAATCCCATTCATTCGGCAGTTAAGTGAGACGTGCCTCCTGAATAGGATTTATATAATTTTTTCTATTTGTGTAATGCGTCTCACTTCATTACTTTTACAAAAACACAAAAAAAACCGACCTATAAAACATATAGGTCGAAAGTTTTTATTAAAAGTTTTAGATTTTCAATATTTGTGCTAAAAGGGTAAATCGCTTATAGGTTCATTACTTACATTTTGTGGAGTTTCATTAACAGGCGATAATACAGGCGCATTACTTTCTTGCTTTTCAATTTTCCAGCCTTGAATAGAATTAAAGTACTTTGTTTCTCCTTGTGGATTTACCCACTCTCTGCCTCTTAAATTAATAGATACTTTAACACTTTGACCTATTTGATAATTATCTAAAATAGAGCATTTATCTTGACCAAACTCAATTAAAATATGTTGTGAATATTGTTCATCTGTTGTTACTACTAATTCACGTTTTTTAAAACTTGCAGATACTTCTTGTGTTTCGTTGATTACTTTAATTTTTCCGATTACTTCGCTCATAATTATTTGTTAAAAAATTGATTAAATATTTCATTTCCGTATTTTCCTTTTGTTAAAGATATAATTTCTTTAATAGAATATTCTTTTTTATCTATATTATTTGAATTTACAAAATCTTTAGTTCCAAATGAGCAAGCTCCTGTAACTACACGATAACATTCAATAGCTTTCTCAAAAGTCAAAATACTATTTAAATTTAATTTTTCAAAATCTGACTTATCAATGTTTGATATTTTGTATATTAAATCTTCTTTTGCTTCTTTTAAAGTATCTCCGTGTGAATATTTACCGTTACCATCTGTTATTATGTAAAATTGTTTTTGGCTGTTTATTTTTTTTACTTTAAAAATATTACCTTTTTTATTTATAACTTCTGTAAATATTCCATCTATAAGTATATATTTCCCGTTTTGCCATTTTAAAATAGAATTATTTAATTTTTTAAAATTGCATTTTAAATTGCTACCAAGGTATAAATAGCCACCCACCGTTGGATTAAATCCTTCGGGAATACTTGTAAGGCTATGAAGGTCTAAAGAGCCACCCACCGTTGGATTAAATCCTTCGGGAATACTTGTAAGGCTATGAAGGTCTAAAGAGCCACCCACCGTTGGATTAAATCCTTCGGGAATACTTGTAAGGCTATGAAGGTCTAAAGAGCCACCCACCGTTGGA